GTGTTCGCCCACGCCCAGCATTTATCGAGCGCGTTCGTATTGATGTTCTGGAACACGAAGTCCCAAACACTACAGGGAATAACCTGCGCCCCGCCGGAGCCATAGACATAGAAGTTGCTGAAGCCCATCCAGTAGACGAGGCCGTTCAATTCCACAGCAGCATGAGCAGACACCAGACCGGAGCCGCCGCTGACTTTGTTAAACCCGAACACCAGAGGAGGACCGAGATACGACATCGCCCAGAGATCGATATCGGTCCAAATCAACGCCTGCTGCGGCCCCTGTAGACCGCCTTTGATGAGCGATCCTGTCGGGATGCGGAACGAACCGGCCTGGTTTGTTGCAGAGGGTGCAAAATCAGTGAAGTCCTCCGACGCCGACCACCTCACCAACAGCGGGTCTTGCTGCACTCCGATGTCGAGGTCCGTGGTGGAACCCCAGCACACCAGGATTTGTTCGGGCATCGCGACGAAGATGCCGCCGTTAAAGGGAGGCGCGGTGCCAACAAGATAGGCGTTTACGGCCCCCGTATTCGGAGCCCAGAAATACACCCCTCCATTTCGAGGACATGCCAGCGCGATCTCACCCCAGTTCCCAAGTGTCCAATCCGTCGCAGTAATCGGCGTGCCGGTCTGTTGCCCGGATGACACCCCGGTACCGAACCCACCAACACCAAAGGCGCCGACCCCAAAACCTGTCCCTGTAGGAGCGGGACCGAGGTTGATGTAGTAAACCGCTTCAGCGTTGCCGCTGTTCATGGCCTCCGTGTCGGTGCTGGATGCACTCTGTGAGGCCGTAACTGTAAAATGATCAGCGTCGGTTACCGTGTTGACCAGATACTCCCCGACGACGGAGATTCCTCCCACGGAGGTCGCCAAGGCGAAATCCACACGGCTGACGCCAGCCTGCAAACCATGTCCTGCCAGCGCGACACTGACCGTTGCGGAACTAGACGACGTGGTGAAGGCAGGAACCGCGCCTCCTCCGGAGACTGTCGAAGTCGCGTTTTCTCCCGCGTCGATCGAATAGGAATGCGATCCGCCGATTTCGATAATCGGATAGAGGCCGGAGAGGATCAGCCCACCAACGGAAATCGGTGTATTGAGAAGAACCGCATCGTTGACCGTTACGTTCGTGATGTTCGGATCAACAATGGTGACTTTCGACTGCCCGTTGATGGTGGAGAAGTTTGGAGAAAAGTCAGAGACCAGCGTTTGCGGCGAGATGTCGTTCAGGACGCCATTGGTGATTGTGACAAGCTGTTCAGTTGTCCCAACAAGGAGGCGCCCTACTCCGTTCAGGTCCTGCCAGGCATGTAGGGCCCGAGCGATGCCGCTGACTGCATTCTGATAGAACCGGACCCATCCTCCGATCTTTTGAAACAGTCCATCCTTGAAGCGCCCAAGACTGCTCTGTGAATAGCCCGCCTCAAGTAAGGTCGGCGTCCGCTCCAGGTTGACACCGGGAACGATCCTTACGTCGGTAAAGGGCATCTCAGGACCGTGGCGGCGTCGCGAACGGAGAATTGTTCTGCGATGTCCAGTTGGTCGCCTGCCACTTCTTGCGCATGTTTTCGAGGTCGGCTGACGATTTCAGCAACTGGTACTGGCTCTCCCAACTCTGGGCCATTTGCGGCTGATCGGCCTGCGAACCGAAGTTCTTCTGATACCCCGAAGCGAAGATCATCGTCGCCGCCATCCACAAATCTGGGAGGTATTGCGTCAGGAACGTCGATGGGTTGGTTCCGGATAACGGAGTGGGACGGATCGTGCCGATCACCTCGACCGTAAAGTTCGCTCCCGGAGGTTTCCCGACGATGATGTGCTGGTCATCGATCATCGCGAAATAAGAGGGGATGTCTGTTGTGGAAACAGACTGAGCGCTCGGCCACGCAAGATCAATAAAGTCGCGCGATGTCGGCACCATTGGGTTTCGTTTCGTGGTCGTTCCAACAGGCGTAAAAACATTGATGCCGTTGGTGACGACGAATTTCCCCTGAGACCCAACGGGAAGCACGAAATCCCGGCTGTTGGCTGTAAGTGAGCCCGTGGTGTCTCGAACGACGGTGCTCAGCAGGTCGAGTTCGCGGTAAATCCTCTGCTCGGCATAATCGATGATCGATGGGAGGATGCCTTGAAAGTTCGAATCGCTGGTGGCCTGCACCATCAGGATCGATAGCGCGTTCTGCCAGGACGAATAGGTGTAGGCCATGTCAGGTCTTGATCGTCGCCAGAGACAGACGGGCCGGAGGCATGTTGTTGTGAGCCTGGTTGAGCCCCGCGTTCTGTACTGTTGTCTCCACGCTGATGCCAGTCATTGACGACGTAGTGTCTCTGTTTTGTGTCGTAAGATTGGAACCCGCAGGGGCGGTGGAGCCAACGCCGCTTGCGAAGATGTTGTTGGTCGTATGAAAATGGCCCGGATCGGTAACGGTCGATACCGCTGTGTGGGTATGCGCTGCCAGTTCACCGCTGGTGAGGGCATAGACTTGCACGCCGCCGGAGGCACCGAGGGTGTTTCCGTCTGGCGACACTGTCGCGGCCGTAAGGCGGCCGGCAGGTGTGCCTCCCTGATTGTCCATCGCGAATTGCGCTCTTCCTCGGTAATCAGGAAGAACATTCGTGGCGAGGAAGTCCGCCAGATGAGCGTACGTGGATGTGTTGAAGGTCGAGCCGTCCATGATGAGGTACGGCTGGACCGTGCACAGACGAACCCACCTTGGAAGCTGTTGAGCCTCCCACCACACCTGTCTACCGGTGGGCTCCAGTCCTTTGAATTTGAAATCCGTCCCGTCGCTGTAGACCTCCGAAATTCCCGGAGGGACCGCGATGATATTTCCGCCTCCCGGAGTCTGGAGCACGACGCACGCATTGTTACTGTTGGTGCAGTTGTTGTCGATGATCCAACTTTTCAGAAGCGGAACGGTCAACGCAATATCAGTCGTGAGCACACCGGAGAATCGAAGCGTTGCGGCTTGCGCCTGTTGGACCGACAGCGTGAACCCGTTCGTGAGGGCAAACGACGATGTTGATCCAAAACAGTTGTCGATAATGGACGCGTTCCCGTTTACGGGAACGTCCCATGTATCGACATCTGACCCGTGCGCCGGGAGGTCGAGTTGAAGATTGATGGTTGTCGTCATTCAGGTCATCAAGAGCCAGAGGCCAATCTCGACGCAGTACAAAAGCACCCACTGGTACGCCCCATTAAGCGAGAGCGATGTCAGCCCCTCGATCGTGTCCGTACCGTTAGGAATGATCGTCTGCGGATTCGTCGGGCCGTTTGCATCCACCTTGATCCACAGCAATCGCCCGATCATGGTGATGTCGGCGGGGAGCAATTCGACATTTCGCGTGTGGGCGCCAGTCAGGTAGATGAACTGATCAGTGAACTCTTGTTCGTAGTTCCCGGCCGCAGAAACGATCGTCGGCGGAACGACCGTGACGATGAAGTCACCGAGTTGTTCGACCGTGGCGCGCTTCGTCGTTCCGGCTTGAACAATTGCAAGCTGATCTGTCGCCAGTACAGCCAAGGCCAAAGGCAGCGACGTAATGGGGATATTAGCCATCGCCGTAGATCACCGGGTTGTTGGGATTCGGCACTGGCGTGTCGTTGATCTCCATGATGATCGGATTGCCGTCCTCGGTCGTAATAACGTTGCCTTCAAAGGAGTCGCCTCCGAAGAATGTCATGTCCTCGGTCGCCATGAAGCTCGGAACCTCTATGGCGTAGAAATCAGGGCGCGGATTGAGGATCGGTAACGGGTCCGCAGGAAGGATGATCGTCTTAAGCTGCGGCTGGGGACGGTCGTAACACTCTCTACAGACCAACAGTCTCAGGTTCTGAAGCTGCGTTCCCTGCCACTGAAGCTGCCACTTCAGTTCGATGCGGTTGACCACGAACCCACAGCGATCGCAGACCGCATGCGCGCGGGGTGAAGTCGGACTGGTGACCGCGCGCCCAGTCGGATGCCACGGGCCTGACATTTACGGCACTTGCCAGCCGGACGTATCCGGCGTGATGTACAAGCCGACGTTCTCGACATCCTGCGTCGCAGCAACCGCCCAGGCTTCTTGAAAGTCCACCTTCCTGACGGCTTCAAGTTGCGGTGCGTGGGCACGCGACAGTCGATGAGCAAGCCCGGCTACGTACGCATCCAGAAACCGATATGGCAGGTCCGGTGTCTCGCCGGCAGGAAGATTGATGTCCTGAATTTGACGGACGCACTGAAGCTCCAGCGTATAGACAGTGTTTGAATCCGGAACGAGCCAAAGGGTGAGTTGAGGAGCGATCTGGCGATTGAACCAAAAGACGCTCGGGGTCCCTTGTTCCTGCTTGTTGGGATAGCTCGCGTACTCGTAGGTGCTGATCGGGAACAGCAGGCGGTCGTTCTGCCCTTGATTGTCCGAGAGCCGCAGGTACGCGGCGAGGATCATGATCGTACGAGAAGGCAGAGTGTACGTTGCCTGTCCCGGAACCAGCGTCAGTGTCTGGAGTTCGGAGGTCCACAAGTTCGGCTGGCGGTTTGCAAAGTCCACCGCAAGGAGGTTTGCTTCAGTAGCGGCGTTCGCCAAATGCTCTTGCGTGATCTCCGGGCGCTTGATCTGAATGCGGGCAAAAGCGCTGAGAACAGCGTCGGAGTTCGCGAGATTGAAGTTGTACGTACCGGAAGATGCCATGCCTCACCTCCCGTCCCGCTTGAACCGCTCGCACCACATTGAAGGAGAGACACTGCCCAACACGACCGTGCATGAATGCGGCTTCACGAAATGCAGGCAGATGCCGCAATGACGCGAGGGCATCCCCTGGCTGTAATGGACCGAAGCCTTCGTGACTTTTCCCGGACGATCCGGATGCTGCTGCGCACGCTTCATGCGCTTTAACAACGCCTCCTCGCCCTCATACGGCGCGAGGTCCAAATCAGCGGGCACCCGAAGCAAAGGCTCGGCCTCGTCATCCTTGATGAACGGATGCAGAGCCTTCTCGTAAGCCGCGGGTTGGATGCCCTTGCGCCTTACAGCGCGCTCCTCAGCTCCGGTAGCAAGTTCATGAGCAAAGGCGTATTCATAGCGAACCCCGTCAATCAGGGCTTTCTCTGTCCTCTCATGGATCAACAGGAACGGTGTCGGGTTGATCTTCCTTGACCCTACTTCCATCATGCTCGGCAGATGACGATCGATGTAGATCGTTCTCCCGTCCTTGGAGTAGCCGGCGAGATACGGGATGTCCCACGTACGATCGATATGAATCGGCCTCGCGAGAGCCTGACGAACCGCTTTGTCCTTTAGCGCGAGTTCAAGATCGTAAAGGCTTCGCCCTGACGCTTTTGGGCGATGATGATCACCGACGCTCATCGGCCTAGTTGATGCTCAGCCCCTGGCGGATTTGCACCACCACCGAACCGGTCCCGGATGCAAACACGAATCTCACCTTCGCCCACGGGACTGTTAGAGCGCTGCTCTTTCCCCCCGTGGTTCCGGCCGGAATATCCGTGCTGTCCACCCAAATGGAGTTGGTATCTCCATCTTCCATCGGGTTGAGGCTCAGCTGCATCTTGTAGCTGACGGTCCCCGTAACGGTCGTCAGGATGAACGCATTGAACGGAGCAATCGACGGATCAAGGTTGATCGTCGGCTCCGTTGCAGACCCCGGATTGGTGTAGGTGAAAGTCTGATAGTACGGCATCAGCCCTTCCCGATCGCCGGATATTTCCGATGCACGGCGGAACGAACCTTCGACTTCTCAGCCGATGAACCGAACTGGCTCACGCGCGCTAACGCATTCCGGGCGTGGCTTTCATCGTTGATCGGATAACGTCGTCCGGAGAGCGCGAATTCCCCCTTCGGAACATCACCGCGCTCTTTCGTAGTCAGCCGACCGCCGTCCTTGCGCTCTACTTCGCGGCAGAGCTGAACGGATGCCTCGCGCTGCCCGGAGCGAAAGGGCTGGAGGTTGAATTGGTCCGACCTCCGCGCGCACGTTTGTCCATCCGATGCTTCGGCTTTTCGCCGTGCGCCTTCTCGCCCTTGTGGACGCGGCCGCCGTGCTTCTTCTCCTCGGCTTCCTTCTCCACATTGGAACCGGCGCCGGTGTAGTAGACAGCGCCGCCCTTCGCCTTGTGCTTCATGTGACGTGCACGCATTTCAGTGCTCCTTGTCAGCGCTGTTTAGCCATCATGACGTAATCGACGGTCAGGGTCTTAGCGACGGCCTCACCGTTCTGGATGGTCAGCGAAACCGTGAGGTTGGTCGCATCGGGGAGAAACGAGGACGATCCATCGAGCTTCCCGAGGATCGTTCCGTTGACACCGTAGTAGACCGAGGAATTGCCGTCGTAGTACCAGGCCAGCGTGACGTTGGTTGCGTCAGCAAGCTCGGCAATGTCGGTGACGCTGGTCGATCCGGTCGTGGTGTTCTTCTGCACATAGAAGTCGATGTGCGTGTCGCCATCGTCCTTCTGGAAGAAGATGCCGTCCGTTGCGTCCAAGGGCGTGGTATCGACGATCACAAGACCGACCTGCACGTCGCTCTGCGTCGCGTCGCTCACATTGAATCGGCAGGCAAACCACGCCGCCTTACCAGCCGTCATCGCAAACGCGGCGGGAGTTTTCTGCAGCGTCACCGCGTCGTTGTCCGCGGCCGAATTGGTGACCAGCAGCAGCCCGCCATCGCCTGCGGTTAGAGCAGCCGTACCGGAACCAACGACGGTGACAACCCAATCACCTGCGGTGTAGGTGTCGAAGTCGTTCCAGTAGGTGTGCAGTTGCTGCGGATCGACCGTCGTCAGCGACCCAAAGATCAGATTCGGGTCTGCGTTGGTGACGCCGTTCGGGAAATTCGTCGGGGTCGTAGCCATGTGCGTCCCTTCGGTCTACGTAAGAGGCGGCGGGAGGGAGGTCGCCGCCGCCTCTCTCCTCGCCTCAGTTGGGGGCAACGTCGGCGCGAAGGTCACGAAGTCGCCAGCGAGCCGTACAGCGCGCGCGGATCGTTGTAGCTGAACGAGTACCGCTGATATCCCTTGACCAAGAGGTTGTCGGTCGAGAACTCCACGCTCATGTCGGTCTCGTACGGAATGCGATCCATGTGCACGAGGCCGTCCTGATCGGTCAGCAGGTACCAGGCGAAGTTGCTGGTGAGGTAGTTCCAGACCAGATAGCCGTCCGGAACGCCGCCCTGCGTCGAGAGGATCGCGTTGACATCGTTGTTCGCGGTGCCGGGGCGCAATTCCGTCTTGAGCAGCCGAATGGCAATCGGCTCAAGCTGCGGCGGCACCAGGAGACGACGCGGCTTTGCATTCATCCGCTGGTTGGCGTTGTCGCGGAAGTTGGCGTTGATCGAGACCTGCGCGTTGAGGAGCGAGGTTTCGTTCAAGGAGGCCGCCGGGGATGCCATATTGGAGAACGTGCCGCCATCAACCGGATGCGACGTGCTCAGCAGGGCAACACCATCGCCGCCGATCGCAGAGTTGTACGTGCCGGCGTTGTTGAGAACGTCAGCCCCGTACAGTTCCTCGGTGCGAAGGAACGCATTGCGGAGCCCCATGACCGAGGGGCCGAAATTGGTCTTGTAGAGGTTGTCGTCGATCGCCTTGCGGGTGATCGAGAACCCGAGACCGATTTCGTTGTGCTCCTGGTTGTAGATGTAGCGCTCACCAGAAGCGTTATCGAACAGCGTGGTCCCGCCTTCCTGCTTCTGAAGCGCAGTAGCGAGATAGCGCATGGAGACCATGCGCTCCAGGGCCATGTTGGACTTCCGCGTCTTGAACACCTTGTCCCAAGTGCGCGGGAGTTGCGGATATTCTCCGGTGACGGCGTAGAGGCCCGGCAGGAGAAGATCGCGGATGCTCGAAAGGGAAACGGGCATTGTTCTCTCTCCTCAGCCTTAGCCGACCGACGTGAGTTGCTTGCGGCTCCAGTTGTTTGGAGCGACCACAACCCAGTTGAACGGGGATGAATCGTCGGTCCCGGAAGTCTGGCCGGGCGGTGAGAATTGCGACCACAGACCCATGATCCGAACCGGGAGCGTGTCCGTGGTCGTGATGCCGGAATGGCTGAGTTGGAAACTCGAAAGCTGCGTCGTGGTGTTTCCGCCAGAACCGGCAACCAACGGAGCGTTCGCGTTGATGTCCGTCGTGGCGATTGCGGTCGTGCCGTCCGACTGGATCACGAACAACTGGTCCGGGTCGTCGATGATGTACGCCGTGATCGAACCCGAGGACTGGCCATTCGCCGGGTAGTAGTTCGACCACACCTTTCGGCCGATCGCGGTCGAGAGATATTCGCAGCCCGCGAACACGCCTCTGATCTGGACCGTCGCGCCGCCGCTCGGATCGTAAACGGCGAACGAGCCGGTGCTCAGCGGAACGAGCGGGTCGCCGTAGAAGAACGGCCCAGCGCTCGCGAGAATGAAGATGGTCGTTTGGCCCGCAGTCGGAGAGCCGCCGTCTTGGCGGCCGATCGGGCGAAGTCCAAATGGCGAATTGTTGTTGGCCATAGTGACAGTTCCCACGTTCGGCTCAACACCCGCGATCCTCGCGGTTTGAGCTAGGAACTGTCACGGCGCGTGACAGCGCAAATCAGTCAGATACTTTTAGTCGGGAACCGGGATGCCACGGATCACTTCACGTGTCAAGCCCGTTACCTTTCTCGCGGAAGGGTGTTGGGTATCAAGGGATACCCCCGGAATTTCTCCGGAACTAAGCGAGCGAGTATTGCCCCCAACTGCCTGCCGCGCCATTTCCCTTTCCTCTTGTCTCGCCTCAAGGGTCAATTCCATTGGGCGCTCCATCAATACCAATCCGCCGACATTGATTTCACCCTTGAACCCCTTCGGCATCCACATTCCGTCATGCCGGGTTGCCGGAACCGGCTCCCATCCGTTGATCTCGAAACCAGCCCGAGTGGTGTGCGACGGCTGCTGGAGGATTTCAGAAGTCACCCACTGATAATCCATCCCCTCGGGGATAAGGTGCTGCGGAACATGAAGAACGTCCGCGCCGGACTTTCGGACACGCTGGCGTGTCTTGCGTACCGGTTCTTCACGAACCTCCGCCTCACGGACAGGTGCACGGCGGGTATAAGCGCGCTTGACGCGCGGGGTTCCGGATTGTGTTACGTCAGTCATTGCGAATTGCTCCCATCAATTCCGAATTGCGTATTTTTCGGGGTTATTGCGCTTTTCCTGCGCGAGCCGCTGAACCCCTTGGGCCATTTGAATGTCGGAAATGCCCATCGTTCTCGCCATTTCCCGCTGTTCGGCGGAAAGGTGAATGCGATTGTCGCCCCCACCATTTACCTGTGCAGAACTCCCGCGCGATACCGGGGCCGAAACGTTCGTGTTCCCGTTCGCATCATCTTCCACGGCATACCCCATGAAGTCGTTGATGAAGGAGAAGTAGGCGTCGGAGCCGCGCGAGAGGCCTTTTGCCACGGCCTTATTGTGCGCAACGCCAAGCTCCATGTTCTTGTTGCGATCGAGGAGGGTTTCCGGGTGCTTCTCGATCCACTCCTTTTCCGTAGGGAGAAGGTTCGGATCAGCGCGCATCTGGTCCAGAACGTTCCCAGCCGGAGCCGGTTTCCGCTCCGTAATAGGAGCCTGCCGGGTGACCGCCGCTGACGCCTCGTAATCCGACTGCGCGCGCTCGACTTGCACCACCCTCGCGGCAGCGCGCGCCAAGCGCTGCTGTGTCTTGGCAATCGCAGCGGTGTCTCCGGCATCGTGAGCCTGCTGGAGCGCAACCGTCGCGGCTTCTTCTTCTGCCTGCGCCCCTTCAAGCGCGGCATCAAGAGAGTCCTTGTTGGACTTCAGCCGCTCCTCTTGGAACCGTGCTGCATTCTCATCGGCCTGTTGGCGACGTTGGCGTTCGGCCGCGAGTTCCTGTTCGCGCTGCTCCCTAAGACGGCGCTCGTTGGCGATCGAAGCATCGAACTGGCGCTTCAACGCTTCAACGTCGGTCTCCGGCTTGGTATCTGTCGCGGCCTTGGACGGAGTGTCCTCGCCCGTGACCCCAGCCGGAAGTTCGACAAGAACCTCCTCGTTCACCGGAATCTTGGCGAGCTCTTCCGCATTGCTGATTGGACGCAATGCCATCACGCGCTCCTATGCGTAATCAGGTCGGGATCGTCGATCACGAGGTCGATCATCGTGTCCTCGATCAACCGACACTCGACGCCGTTGATCTGAAGGCGCTTGGTGTCACCGACGCGATAGACGACGTACTCCCCGACTTCGACGCCCTGGCCATGGAAGGACACGCCGTCGCTATCCTGGAAGGCCAGCGGCCCTTTCTTCAGCACAAGACCAACGGGGCTCTGCCACTTGTCCTCGCTGATATTGCTGTCGGGGCGGATCAACGTGGAGCCCTTGAACTTCTCTCCCGCGATGTATGTCGCGACAAGGACGCGGCCGGACATGACGCTGACGTTCTCGATATTTCCGATCTTCTGCCGCACCGCTTCCTTGAAGTCCGGGGCGCGGGCAAGCTCAACAACGGTTGATGGCATTTGGTCTCCCTCTTTCAACACTTTAAGATTTCTCGATGTCCTGCATGATCTCAGACAGAACAGTCACAACGTCGTCGAGCGCCTGGACGTAACCGGCGCTGTATCGGTATTCGGAGAAGTCGTTCAGGCGGAAGCCGAGAACAGTCCCGCAAGCCTTGTCGCGTAGATCGATGATGCGGCGGCCGAGTTCTTCTGTCGCGCGAGTCTCGATGCTCACGCCTTCTTCCCGTACTTCGCGACCTTCTCGATGCGCCCTTCGGCACTTCCGGCGCCGGCATCCATCTTCGGATAGGAGTGGACACGGCCGCCCGAGGCATAGCCCTTCTTGTTGCCCATCTTGGCCTTCATCTCTGCGGTGCGGTGTTTAGCCTCACCAATATGAGGGACACGGCCGCCGTGTTTTCGCATCATCGGAGCGCCCGGCATCCCGCCAGGCATAGTGCCCGGCATCTGCGGGGCGACGGGAGGAGTGGGCGCACCACCCGGAACAGGAACGGGCACAGGAACCGGCCGCGCCTGATCGTCGCCACTGGACGGATTGCCGTTCATGACATTGATGACGACCTTGGACTTTCCAATTCGTCCGCCACGCGCACGCTTGTCCAATCGATGTGAGGGCTTGTGCCCGACAGCGCGGCCGCCGTGCTTCAGCCCCTGCTCTGCCGCGCTCGGCTCAACCAGTGGCGTTGCATCACGTGCAGCGCTCGGCATGCCGCCGTGCTGTTCACGCGTATGCTGAGTGAACGCCTTTACCTTCGAGGAACGCGAAGCCTTGGCTTCATGAGCGTAGGGGTGCATTGGCCTTGTTCCCTTGCGAGAGGAGTTCAGTCTTGGAAATGGTTCTTGTCGCCGTGGGGAAATCGTCCTCCCACACGACGCAACAGATGTGATCCGGATCAGCCTCGAAGGCCTCGACACGCGAGCCGCCGAACATACGGTTCAGGCCCGCGATGATTTCGGGTGCGAGCATCGGGCCTCCAATAGTTGCGCGAGACGCCAGCCTTGCACGGAATGTCGATGTCTGCGGGCCGCAGGCTGGCTTTCTGGGAGACACCGGCCCTCGCGCTGGCCGATGCGAGGCTCCCCGCATTCACTGTTGGTCTGGTTGTCCAGGCTGTTCGTCTTGCTGAGCGCGATCCTGTGCGCTCTTGTGCATGTCGTGGAGACGACCCGCCGTATCCATCGCGTGGCTCGATGCGATCTGCATCGTCAACGCACGCTCGGCCGATGCAGCTTTGTCGCTATGAATTGCAAAGGTACTGGCGAGCCGTAAGCGTTCGGTCTGCTGCTCAATGAGAGCGAGACGTTCACGCTGTGCAAGCTCTTGCATCTTGGCGTCCTGTTCCATCTTCGCCT